TTATTGAGCATTGGAAAAATGAAGTTGACGGATTAAAATCTGATCCAGATGGATTAAACGAATATTATCGTCAATTTCCAAGAACAGAGCAACATGCCTTCAGAGATGAAACAAAACAATCATTATTTAATCTTACAAAAATATACGAGCAAATTGATTATAATAATGATTTAAGAAATAGTAATAATTTAACCAGAGGAAATTTCCAATGGGAAAACGGAGTGCAAGATACAAGGGTAGTTTTTTATCCTAATAAAAATGGAAGATTTTTAATTTCTTGGATTCCTCCGTATTATTTGCAAAACCACGTAATATTAAAAAATGGTGGTAAATACCCGGGCAATGAACATATAGGGGCTTTTGGTTGCGATAGTTATGATATATCGGGAACAGTAGACGGTATTGGATCAAAAGGAGCACTTCATGGATTAACCAAATTTACAATGGACGACGCCCCCTCTAATACGTTTTTTTTACAATATATATCTAGACCTCAAACAGCTGAAATATTTTTTGAAGATGTACTAATGGCTTTAGTTTTTTATGGCATGCCAGTACTTGCGGAAAATAATAAACCAAGGTTATTATACTATTTAAAAAGACGAGGTTACAGAAATTTTTCAATGAATAGACCAGATAAAACATACAGTAAATTATCTGCTACAGAAAGAGAAATAGGCGGTATACCAAACTCTTCACAAGATGTTATACAAGCGCACGCGGCCGCTATTGAAACCTATATAGAAGATCACATTGGATTATTTGAATACGGATATGGCACAATGTACTTCCAAGAAACTTTAGAAGATTGGGCAAGATTTAATATAAATTCTAGAACAAGTCATGATGCTTCTATTAGTTCAGGGTTAGCAATAATGGCTTGTAATAAAAATAAGTATATACCCACATATAAAAAAGAAGTAACAAATATACCTTTAGGATTTAAAAAATATAATAATAGAGGGACTACGTCAAAAATTATTGAATAAATGAATATATACACAAATACAAATAGTGCTTTTCCTAGTCAAGTTGTAGACGATGCTACTAAAGCATCCGAAGAATATGGATTACAAGTGTCACGTGCTATAGAACAAGAATGGTTCAATTATGGTAGAACCTCTGGTAATAGATATTTAACTAATTGGAATAATTTTAATAGATTAAGATTATATGCCAGAGGAGAACAGTCTCCGCAAAAATATAAAGATGAGTTATCAATAAATGGTGATTTATCTTATTTGAATTTAGACTGGACACCAGTACCTATATTATCAAAGTTTGTAGATATAGTTGCAAATGGTATATCCCAAAAAACATATGACGTAAGAGCTTTTGCTCAAGATCCAGAATCAATAAAAAAACGTACCGATTATGCTTCAGCATTAGCATTTGATATGGTGGCTCAGTCACAAATACAGGAAGCAATGCAAACTACAGGTATTAATATTGCAAAAAGTAATATTCCAGCCGCAGATTTACCTAGAACAAAAGATGAATTACAACTTCATATGCAGCTTTCTTATAAGCAATCAATTGAGATAGCAGAAGAAGAAGCAATAAATACAATATTAAAAACAAATAAATTTGATCTTACTAGAAAAAGATTAAATTATGATTTAACAACAATAGGTATTGCAGCAACAAAAACTTCATTTAACCCAACTGAAGGTATTGTTATTGATTATGTAGATCCAGCTTATATGGTTTATTCATATACAGAAGATCCTAATTTTGAAGATATTTATTATGTTGGAGAAGTAAAAGCTGTTACAATTCCAGAATTAAAAAAACAATTTCCTCATATTTCCGAGGATGAATTATATAGAATTCAACAAATGCCTGGCAACAGACAATATATTCAGGGATGGGGTAATTACGATACTAATACCGTACAAGTATTATATTTTGAGTATAAAACTTATATGGATCAGGTATTTAAAATCAAACATGGTGAAAACGGATTAGAAAAAGTTATACAAAAAGATAGCTCTTTTAACCCACCTAAAAATGACAATTTTGAAAAAGTTTCTAGAACAATAGAAGTATTATATACGGGAGCAAAAATTGTAGGTACAGATATGATGTTAGAATGGAAACTGTCAAATGATATGACACGTCCAGCAGCTGATACTACAAGAGTGCAAATGAATTATAATATAGTAGCTCCTAGAATGTATAAAGGAAGAATTGATTCTATTGTAAGCAAATGTATATCTTTTGCCGATATGATTCAATTAACGCATTTAAAATTACAACAGGTATTATCAAGAGTAGTTCCTGATGGTGTATTTTTAGATGTTGATGGATTAGCGGAAGTTGATCTTGGTAATGGTACAAATTACAATCCTGCGGAGGCATTAAATATGTATTTCCAAACGGGTAGTATTGTTGGTAGATCATTAAATCAAGACGGAGAATTAAATAGAGCTAAAGTTCCTATTCAAGAGTTAGCAACATCGGGTGGACAAGGTAAAATACAAAGTTTAATTCAAACTTATCAATATTATCTACAAATGATCCGTGATGTAACGGGATTAAATGAAGCTGTTGATGGAAGCAAACCAGATTCAAATGCCTTAGTAGGTTTACAAAAAATGGCTGCAAATGCTTCAAACGTTGCAACAAGACATATAAAAGATGCAAGTTTGTATTTAACTGTTAAAACCTGCGAAAATATATCTTTAAGAATTGCTGATTGTTTAAATTTCCCATTAACTGAAAACTCATTAAAGAATAGTATTTCTACTTATAATGTTGAAACACTTAAGGAAGTAAGTAATTTAAATTTATACGATTTTGGTATTTATTTAGAAGTTGAACCGGATGAAGAAGAAAAAGCCCAATTAGAACAAAATATACAAGTTTCTTTACAAAATGGAGGAATTGATTTGGAAGATGCTATTGATATTAGACAAATTAAAAATTTAAAACTTGCAAACGAATTATTAAAATTAAAAAGATTACGTAAGCAAGAAAAGATACAACAACAACAATTGGCTAATATACAAGCGCAAGCTCAAGCAAATTCTGAAAGCGCTGAGAAAGCTGCAATGTTTGAAGTTCAAAAACAACAAGCTTTAACTGAAACTATGGTTAACTTAGAGCAAGCAAAATCTCAATTTGAATTACAAAGAATGCAAACAGAAGCTGAAATTAAAAAGCAATTATTAGCTGAAGCTTTTCAATATGATATGCAATTAGCCCAATTAAAAGTACAATCCGATTTAAATAAATTTCAAGAACAAGAAAATAGAAAAGACGAAAGAACAAAGATACAAGCCACACAACAATCGGAATTAATAGATCAAAGAAAAAATAATTCATTGCCAAAAGATTTTGAGTCTAATCCAGTATTTGATGGATTATCCGAATTAGGAACTTAAATAACAAATTAACCAATTTTATATTATTATATTATGTCACAAAACGAAAAAGTAGAAGGAGAGTTTAAAATTAAAGGTAGAAAACCTGCAATGAAAAAACTTGCAAAAATAGATGAACCAATAAAAATTGATTTATCTGTAGCACAGGACGAACCAATTAAAGTAGTAATACCTAAAGAACAAGAGGATGCCGTTCAAGAACAAAGCACAAATGAAAGCGTGTTACGCACAGAACAGCCCGCAGTGGAATTGCAAGAAATGGAGCAAGGAAACGAAGGGACCGTTGAAAATGTTATTCAAGAAATCTCTGAACAAGAAATAAAACAAGAGACAAAAGAAACAACTCAAGAATTAGAGCACCATATAAATGAACAAGTTAATACAGGGAAACCATTACCTGAAAACATTGAAAAGCTTGTTTTGTTTATGGAAGAAACAGGTGGTACCGTAGAAGACTATGTAAGGTTAAATGCGGACTATTCAAATATTAGTAATAATGCTCTATTAAAAGAATATTATAAAAAAACAAAACCTCATTTAGATAATGATGAAATTGACTTTTTATTAGAAGATAAATTTTATTACGATGAGGATCTAGACGATGATAGAGAAATTAGATTAAAAAAACTAGCTTTTAAAGAAGAGGTTTCAAAAGCAAAAAAATTTTTAGAAGAAACTAAAGAAAAATATTATGCTGAAATAAAATCTCGTCCTACGATAAATAATGAATATCAAAAAGCATTTGATTTTTTTAATCGATACAATAAAGAGCAGAGCAAAGTGGCTCAACAACAAGAGGCGTTTAGAAAGCAAACCATTAATCTTTTCAATAATGAATTCAAAGGTTTTGAATTTAATTTAGGTGAAAAAAAATTTAGATATAGTTTGCAAAATCCGTCTCAAGTAGCGGAAACCCAATCAAATATACAATCTTTTGTCGGAAAGTTTCTAGACAGCGAGGGGAATGTAACAGATGCACCGGGTTACCATAAAGCTTTGTACACAGCGATGAATGCTGACAAAATAGCTGCACATTTTTATGAACAAGGTAAAGCGGATGCCGTAAAAGAAGTTATTACTTCTTCTAAAAATCCTAGTACAAGTGCACCTCGCCAAGTTGGTGAAGTGTTTATAAATGGCCTTAAAATAAAATCAGTTAGCGGTTTGGATTCATCAAAATTAAAAATACAAACGAAAAAATTTTAAAAATTAAAACTTAAAAATTATGGCAACATTATCGCCGCAGTTTGGAAGTATTATACCTTCTCAAACTCAACAATTGTTAAATACAAACTATTTGAAATTTAACACTGGATCTGGAGCAGATTTTGCTCAACAATATTTACCAGAAATCTACGAAGCAGAAGTAGAGCGTTATGGAAACAGAACTTTATCTGGATTCTTACGTATGGTAGGGGCTGAAATGCCTATGACTTCTGATCAAGTTATTTGGTCTGAACAAAATAGATTACACATTGCTT